TCATGTAACTATATCTAGTGTTAGTGGTGCTATTGGTGGATTAACACAAGCTAATTTACAAAATGAATTTGAAATACAAACAGCAACTGATGATACTTACACAATTGTAGCACCAGCTGCGGCGTCATCTTCAGCCACAGGTGCGACAGCTACAGCAACTTATCAAATTAATTCAGGACCAGCTACATCAATATATGGATATGGATGGGGTGCTGGTACATGGAGTAGAAGTACTTGGGATACAACTCGTGAAGGATTAACTGGTGCGGAAGGCGTGCTACTTCAATCAACTAAATGGTCACTTGATAACTGGGGTGAAGATGTTTTGATACAAAAGTTTGATGGTGGAATATATTATTGGGACACGTCTAGTGGACTTTCAAGTAATGTGGCAGCAACAACAAGCGTGTCAGCAGGACCCACCAAAAGCAGGTTCATGATGGTTTCAGGTGATGATCGTCACGTTATTTGTTTTGGAACAGAAACAACTATTGGCACGACATCTACACAAGATAATATGTTTATTCGTTGGTCAGATCAAGAAACAGTAAATACATGGACACCAACTGCAACGAATACAGCAGGATCACAAAGATTAACATCGGGAAATAAAATTAATGCTGCTGTTAGATCTAGAGGTGCCGTCCTTATTTGGACAGATCTTGCATTGTATCAAATGCAGTTTATTGGTGCACCTTTTACTTTTGGTTTTAAACAACTAGGTTCTAACTGTGGTGCAGTGGGAATTAATGCTGCTGTTGACATTGGTGGTATATCTTATTGGATGGGCAATGATTCATTCTTTAGATTTGATGGTGCGGTGAAAAAGATTCCGTGCAGCGTGCAGGATTATGTTTTTGATGATATTAACGTGAACGCAGTAGGGGATGTTTTTTGCGCAGCAAATACAGACTTCAATGAAGTGATGTGGTTTTATCCATCAGAAAATTCATTACAAATTGATCGACATGTTACCTATAACTATGCGGAAAATCTATGGTATACTGGATCATTAGCAAGAAGCTCATGGGCTGATAGGGGAGTTTATGCTAAACCGTATGCTACAAAATATGATTCTACTGACGATACGGCAACTATAACAACCATTTATGGAAACAAGGACGGAAGAACTATTGTCTACGCGCATGAAGACGGTGTCAATGATGCAGGGTCAGCTATTACGGCTTACATTGAATCAGGTGATATTGACATTGCGGATGGTGATCAGTTTATGTCTGTTTCCCGTTTCCTTCCTGACTTTAAAAATCAGGTGGGAAATGTTGATGTAACAGTTAAGTCAAGACCTTATCCTGCAACAACGCAAACAACTCACGGACCATATGCAGTTGCAACAACCACTACAAAACAGGATACACGCATACGAGGAAGACAACTTGCTCTTCGTGTTTCAAGTGATGCTGTTGATGATAACTGGCGCTATGGAACAATGCGATTTGACGGAAAACCTGATGGATTAAGAGGAGGATAAAATGGCAAAGATAACAGTACCATTATTACCTCAAGCAACAGAAGAATATGATCAATCACAAATGGCACAATTAATACAAACACTGGAGCAATTGATTTTTGCTCTTAATAACACTTACACTTCCGAACCTCTGCGAAATGAGGACGAAGCAGTATCATGGTTTTTAGGATAAATGGCTAACGTATATACAAATTATAAGACTATTCTGACAACAAGTGAGCTGACAACTCTCTATACTGTGGGATCGGAGACGACTGCGATCATTAAATCACTTCGTGTGACAAACATAGACGAGGAAACTGACTGTAAAATAAGGGCTTTTATTGTTGACACCGACAGTGTGAGTTATACACTGGAGGCGAACAGAAACATACAAAAAGGCACATCAGAGGAGCTATTTAACAGCTACTCTTTTTCAACATCCCCTGTCGTACTGAAGGAATCAGAGGCTCTGAAGGTACATGCGGAGAATGGTGGAGATTTACATGTTATCCTAAGTGTGCTAGAGATAAGTTAATTATTGCAATAAGGAGAAAAAATGGCTATAAACGATAATATTACCGTGCTCGCTGGAAAGACAACGACTCCAGCACCTGACGTGGAAACAACTTCTACAATCAAGCACGCATCCACAGGGAAGGTTTATGCAAATGAATCAGAAGCCGAAGCCGATGTTATTAACCCTGCAACCAGCACAACAAATGAGGACATAAAACGCGATGTTGCGATTACAGTTAATAAATTACCAGATATATTTGGAGGGAGTTCATAATGGCATTTAGAAGAAGAGAACAGGATAGAAGTAGTCCTTCGTTAGGATATAGAATATCAAGCAATAGACAACCAGGAATAGAACAAGCAAACAACAGAATGACTGATAGAGATCGTTTTCTAAATAGGTCATCCAGCTTTTTGAATCCTCACCTTGGGGGAAGTGAGAGATATTATGGTCCTAGTGGCGGAAGACCACCTCCTAGTGGCGGAAGACCACCTTGGACAGGACCTAGAGAGACTACACCTGGTTCAACAACTAAAGGTCCTATTGGAATAGAGGGAGGCGGCAATTATATGGATTTACATCCTCACTGGCTGGATCAGAGAGTACCACACCCAAATAATCCTAGGCTTCCTAATCCTTTAGATGATCCTGAATATATTAATCCAATACTTCCTTATCCTTTAGAGGAGAGAGAATACAAGCCAGCAGGAGTGGGGCATGAACAAATGCCTTATAAAGAAACAGATACAGCCGGACTATGGCAAACATGGCAAAAAATAAAAGACCGCATCGGAGAAGACGCAGCGAATGAGTGGCTAACATCACAGCAATCAACTTACGCTAATCGTGGCGGAATAATGAGTTTAAGAAGATAGTATGGGTTTCTTAAGTAAATTAATGAAGAACCCACTAGTGCAAACGGCACTACCGTTTGCTCTTAGTTATGCAATGGGAAGCCCTTGGGCTATGAAGCTAGGGCAATCTAAAATGTTTTCCGGCATGTCTCCTTTAATGGCGAACGCCCTCAAGCAGTCAGCACTTGGATACGGAACGGCGGCCCTCAGTGGATCTAAACGTCCATGGAAAGGTGCAATGTATGCAGGATTAACATCAATACCTTTCTCATATATGAGCGCAGCTAAATCGGCGAATGCTTTTAATGAACAACTTGGTGATATAAAAGGATGGGAATCAGAGATAGTAAAACCAGCAATGACTGGTACAGGAGGACCTATTTCTCCACACCTGGACACTCCGATAAATTTTAGACAATTTGAAATCCCAGCTAAAATGGGACTATCAAGAGCTGATAGTGTAGCTGGTCTGCCTAAAAAATTAAGTGCATGGGACATTATGACTGGAAGAACACCAGATAAATTTACATATCAAGTTCCTGTAGCGACTGATAAATTAGATCCAAAACGTTTAGCCTATTACGGAGATGAATTAGGTGACTCAGATTACTATAAATTAGTTGATGAAACTCTTACACCAGGAGGAGCGGATATATTTACTAAACAAACACCACTTGCTTTGGATGCAACTACAGGAACAATTACTGGTGGAGAAGCAAAATCAGACTGGCTCCCAACAGCAGTAGCGCAAGCTGCAGCACTCTACGGTGGAAGGGACACACCTGAAGAGGAATGGGAAGCGGCTAGAAAGAAAAGGAAAAAAGAACTCGCGTGGATGTACGGCGTGGATGAAGATATGATTGAAGGGGAAATGGACAATCCGTGGTACGGCGGTGGAGGATACTGGAATAAGGGTGGCATAGCGTCACTTGATATGAGTTATGGGGGCGATGTCAATGGACCGGGAACAGGAACATCAGACTCAATTGATGCAAAACTATCAGACGGTGAGTTTGTAATGACAGCAAAGGCTGTTGAAAACTTTGGTGGTGGGGATCGCTACGAAGGTGCAAGAAAAATGTATCAGATGATGAACATGCTAGATCCACAATCAGAATCCATGAGTGAGGTAGTATAATGGTAGGCGCAGCAATAAAAGGATTAAGTAAAATTCTTAGAAAAGGATTAAGAAAATCACCAGTACTTGGTAAGTATACAAAGAAACCCAGAGGAACTCCAACTAAGGCAGGGTTAGTTGCAAGAAGAGAAGAACTTAGAGGCGTAAGAGGTATAAAAAAACAACCTGGAAAAACTTATGAGTCTGGCCTTAAAGAAGGCATGATAACAGGAGCATTAGCTGGTGCTGCTGGAACATATATGGCTGGTAAATCTAAATCAGCTAAAGATGCTAAAGCTAAGACTAAAAAAGCAGCAGAGGAACATATTAAAAAAGACAAAAAGAAAAAGGAGAAACACCATAGTAAATAATGAAATGGAGGTTCTTAGGACCTAAAGATTTTGAATGGATGCTGGATGTATCTAAAGAGCACCATAAGGAATCAGACTGGAGTGAGGTTGAATACAGTGAGGATAAAGTAAAGGGCTACATCACCACTGCTTTAAAGGATCCAAATTATTTTGCGATCATCGTTGAAGAAGATGACAAAAGAATTGGATTTATGTGCGGAAGGATATTGGAGTATTCTTTTAGCAAGGAAACATTTGCAAGGGAACTAGATTTATATGTAGAACCCAAGCATAGAAACGG